AATGGCACAAAGCATCCAAGCCCTGCGGGAGCAAATCGCCGCCCGCGCCCGCGAAATCAAGGCCCTGGTCGAGGACAAGAACACCACCTGGGGCGCCGAGCAGCAAGAAAAGTATGACGCCGGCCTCGCCGAGATCGACGACCTCAAGAACCAGGTCGATCGCATCGAGCGCACCATGAACCTGCTGGCCGAAGACGACCAGGCCAACGCCCTCGGCGATGCCGCTGCCCACCGCGCCCGCGCCAACGGCGCCCCCCCGGCCCAAGCCAGCCACGTCCGCAAGCTCTTCGCCACCTGGATGCGCCAGGGCGATCGCGCCCTGTCGGCCGAAGACTGGGCTGTCATCCGCAACACCATGAGCACCACCACCCCGGGCGAGGGCGGCTACGTCGTCGCCTCCGAGATCGCCCAAGCCGTCGCAGACGCGCTCAAATCCCTCGGCGGCATGCGCGCCGTCGCCACCGTCCTGCAGACCAGCAACGGGCAGGAGATCAACTTCCCCAACTCGGACGGTACGGCGGAAGAGGGCGAGATCGTCGCCCAGAACGCCCAGACGAACGACGCCGACATCACCTTCGGCACCACGCCGATCCCCGTCTACAAGTACTCGTCCAAGGTCGTCACCGTCCCGGTTGAGCTTCTGCAAGATGCCGTGATCGACATCGAAGCCTTCGTCAACACCCGCTGCACCGCCCGTGTGGGCCGCATCACCAACAAGCACTTCACCGTCGGCACCGGCACCGGTCAGCCGAAGGGCATCGTCACCGCCTCCACCGCGGGCAAGGTCGGCGTCACCGGACAGACGCTCACCGTCACCGTCGATGACCTCATCGACCTCGAGCACGCCGTCGACTACGCCTACCGCGAGCTCGGTCGCTGCCGCTGGATGATGCACGACAACAGCTTCAAGGTCGTCAAGAAGCTCAAGGACACCACCGGCCGCCCCATCTTCATCCCCGGCTATGACGGCCTCGGCGGCAAGGCCCCGGACACCATCCTCGGCTACCCGGTCACCATCAACAACCACATGCCGGTGATGGCCGCGAACGCCAAGTCGATCCTGTTCGGCGACTTCACCTACTACATCGTCCGCGATGTCCTCACCGCCACCGAGTTCCAGCGCTACACCGACTCGGCCTACGCGAAAAAAGGGCAAGTCGGCTTCAACCTCTGGACGCGTGCCGGCGGCAACTTCACCGACGTCGGCGGCAGCGTGAAGCACTACGCCAACAGCGCCACCTGACGATTCTGCGGGGCCGAGCCATCGGCCCCGCACCCTCTCCCTGGAGACCTCCATGAGCAAGAAACCGCAGCCCGAGTTCGAAGCGGAAGAGTCCGCGTCTGTCGCTCCCGCCTTGGATCCTTCCGCCCCCGCCCCCGAGCCTGTCGCCGTCGAGCACGTGCCGGGGCGCGCCCTGATCGATCTGCCCGACCACGGCCTGCGCTGCGGCGAGTTCGGCCAAATCCCTCGCCCCGCCGCGCAAGCCCTCTGCGCCGCAGGTCACTTCGACCTCGCGGCCACCTCCGCCGACGTCTGACCCAGCGCGGCATGAACACACGCGTTCAATCCATCGCCGAGCCCGCCGTCACCCTTGCGGACGCGAAAGCGCACTTGCGCGTCGAGCACGCGGACGAGGACGGCCTGATCACCACGCTGATCGCTGCGGCCACCGGTCTGGCCGAGCAACACACTGGGCGCAGCATCGCCCGCTGTGCGTGGCGGCATCAGCGCGACGGATTTCCCGCGGACGAGATCCGGATCCCATGGCCGCCGCTGCTGGCTGTGCAGTCGATCGAATACATCGACGCCGCTGGCGCCCAGCAAACCCTATCCGCATCCGCATATCGCGTCGATATGCACAGCGAGCCCGCGCGCATCACGCTGCAGGACGGCCACGCGTGGCCTGCCACCGCCGCCCGGCCCGACGCCGTCACCGTGCACTACACCGCCGGCTATGGCGCCGCCTGCCCGGCCCCAATCCGGCAATGGATCCTGCTGCAGGTCGGGCACTGGTACCGGCATCGCGAGTCGACCGGACTCGCGCAACACGCCACCCCCATGCCCTATGTCGACGGGCTGCTTGACCACTACCGCACCTGGACGGTCTGACTCGAAAGGACTACGCAATGCCACCCGACATCCTCCACTCCGTGCTCCACGGCATCCAGAAGCGCCTCAAGGGCATGCCCGACGGCACCTACGCCGACATCATCGCCGGCTACGACCTTCAGGACGACATGCTCAAGGTCAAGTCCGTCCAGAAGAAGTTTCGGGACTCTTTCTCCGGCGCGGTGCTCGATCCCGCCCGCTGGGATACCGGCATCGATGCAGACGGCAGCATCGCCACCTCTGGCGGCACGCTCCAGCTGCAGTCCGGCGTTACCGCGCTCGCCGAAACCTGGGTCATGACGAAAGAGATTTTCTCCATCCCCTTCCGCGTCCAGAGCAACATCAACCTCTCGCAGCGCATTGCCGACCAGACCCTGTACCTCGAGGCGGTCAGCGTCGACCCCGAAACAGGTCTTCCGGATGGCCTGCACACCATCGGCTGGGCCTTCGATGGCATCAGTGCCACGCAAGCCAAGTACCGCGTGGGCAATGGCGGCCTCGCGCCGCTCGTCTCGGCCGCAGTGACGGTGACATCGTCTGCTGCGCCCGGCGGCGTCTATGAGCTCGAGCCGTTCGCCGACGAGGCCTGGTTTCACACCGCCACGCTCGACAGCACGCTGGCCCGAACGTACAGCTACCGGCGTCACCAGCAGATTCCCGACCCGAACGCGGTCTACAAGATCCGTCTGCGCTGGGTCAACGGCGCCACCCCGCCCGTCTCGACCACCCTGGCCACCGTCCAGTTCGTCAGCGTGCAGGACTACGCCGAGCTCACCGCAGAGATCACCGCCGGCCGTGGCCAGTCGGTGGCCGGCCAGGGAATCGGAGTCACCATCGCCGGCGGCACCGCGATCGCCGTCGGCCCGGTGGCGCACGACGGCGCGCGCAGCACCACAGCCCCGGTGATCAATGCCGGCCGTGCCGTGACCACGCCCTACACCACCGTCGCCACCGGCGACGTTGCCGACTTTGTGACCACCACCCAAGGGGCGCAGATCGTACGCCCCTGGCAGATCCCCGAGCAGGAATGGAGCTACGCCGCCGCTGCCGGCGGCATCTCCAACACCACCGACGTGGTGCTCGCGGCCGCGGCAGGAACCGGCCTGCGGCGCTACATCACCTCGATCGACCTCAAGAACATCAGCGCCACGGCCACCGAGGTCGTCATCAAGGACGGCGCCACGGTGCTGTGGCGCGGCCACCTCAGCGCCAACATGACCGAACCGGTCGAGATCGCCTTCTACAACCCGCTCAAGACCACCGCCAACGCCGCACTCAATTTCGCCTGCATCACCACCGCCGCGCAGGTGTACGTCAACGCGCAGGGCTACACCGCCCCGTAAGCAAGGAGCTTCACATGGTCAGCATCCAGGACAAGCGCTTCGACCCCGACACCGGCACATGGACCATCAGCGCGGTCGTCGCGCTACCCGACGGCACCCGCTGCGGCTCCTACCAGGTCGACGCCAGCGACGACGCCAGCGACGAGCAACTCGCCGCGGCCCTGATGGACCGATTCGCATGACACCCGCCGCCGGCACGCTATCCCAGCGCATCGACATCGAGCGTCGCGCCACCGCCCCCGACGCATGGGGACAGCCGAGCGAAGCCTGGGAATGGGTCGCAAGTCGCTGGGCCGACGTGCGCCTGCTCGCCGGTCTCGAAGCCATCAAAGCCGGTGCAGACGTCTCCACGGTGCGTGTGTCGATCCGCATCCGCCACCTCCCCGGCCTCGACGCCGGCATGCGCATCCGTCACAGCGGGCTCATCTACAACATCACCGCCGTACTGCCCGACCCCGAGCGCGCCTTCGTCGACCTCACCTGCGAAGCGGTGCGCTGATGGGGCTCAAGATCAGCATCAACATGGTCCGCCTCAAGCAAGACCTCGTGATCGAGATGGAGCGCCTGCGCGCAGCCAACCGACCGGCCGCGCAGGCCGGCGCGCAGATCGTGTATGAGCGCGCCAAGCAGCACGCCCCGGTCTCCGACGCTCCGCACAGGTTCCACGGTACCCACGCGGTCTATGGGCCGTACAGCCCCGGCAACCTGCGCGACTCGATCTACCAGGCCTTCAGCAAGGACAACAGCTTCCTCGACAACGCCGTGTATCACGTGTCCTGGAATGCCGACAAGGCGCCGTATGGCGGCATGGTCGAGCTGGGCACCAGCACCGCCGCCGCCCACCCCTTCATTGGCCGCGCGGTGGCGGAAACGCGCTCGCAGGTCATCCAGGCCATCCGGCAACGCTACGTCGACGAGGTCACCCGGGCATGAGCATGGAACAACACCTCGACGCGCACCTGCGCGCCCTGTGCCCCCACGTCCACCCCGACATCGCCCCACCGGGCACGCCCCGCCCCTACGTCACCTGGCAGGCCCTCGGCGGCGAGGTCGCCCGATTCCTCGACAACTCCGCCGCGGACAAGCGCAACACCCTCATGCAGATCAACGCATGGGCGACCACACGCATGCAGGCGACCACCCTGATCCGCGCCATCGAAGACGCCCTCGCCGATTCACCCCACTTCGTCGCCCGCCCCCAAGGCGAGGCCCTATCCACCCACGAACCCGCCACGGGCCTGTACGGCTCGATCCAACGGTTCAGCATCTGGGCCGCCCGCTGACCGCGGCCTCGGTCGATTTTCGCCCGCAAGGGCTCGCACCGCCCGGCATCCGTCGGGCACCCCATCCGCCCCTTGCGGGCAATCTCAGGAGCACGCCAAATGGCCTACTACTTCCCCGAGGGCTCGTCCCAGCAGTACAGCAAGACCTTTGCTGCCGCCAAGACCATCACCGCCGTCACCAACACCGATCCCGCCGTCGCCACCTGCACCGCGCACGGCTTTGCCACGGGCGACGAGATTCTCTTCAACTCCGGCTGGGAGGACGCCACCGACACCGTGTTCAAGGTCGAGGTGATCGACGTCAACAGCTTCCGCATCCTCGGCCTGGACGCCTCCAACACCAACTTCTACCCGGCCGGGTCCGGCGCCGGCACCGCCCAGAAGATCTCCACCTGGAAGGCCATCCCCCAGGTGCTCACCATCAGCGCCTCGGGCGGCGATCCCCGTTTCACCGATGTCGCCCCCCTGGCCAAGCGCAATGCGCTGCGCATCCCCACCGGCTTCAACGCCACCAGCGTCACCCTCTCGCTGGGTCACGACGCCAGCAACGCCACCTACAAGGAAATGCTCGGCATCAGCCGCTCGCTCGGCAAGGTCGCGTTCAAGCAGGTCATCAGCGGCGGTGCCGTCACCTACGGCTACGGCTACCTCAGCGTCTCCGAGATGCCCCGGCTCAACAACAACCAGACCAACACCGTCGACGCGGCGATGACCATCCTCGGCCGCTCGATCAGCTACGACTCCTGATCCCCCACCGCACCTGCCGGCCCCGGTCGGCAGGCCGCCGCCTCAAGCACGACAAGGACACCCCCATGGCCAGCATCAAACTGGGCGCCCGCCCCAAGAGCTTCAAGCGCATCGTCAAATTCCCCCTCATCGAAGGTGGCGAAGGCGCGATCGAAGTCACCTTCAAGTACCGCACCCGCTCCGAATTCGGCCGCCTCATCGATGGCATGGCGCACGATGCCCGGCAGGCCGGCGCAGCCGGCGCAGACCTCTCGGTCGCCCAGATCATGGACGCCACCAAGGACAAGAACGCCGCCTATCTGCTCGACGTGCTCGACGGCTGGAACCTCGACGAAACACTCACCCGGGACACGGCTGCGCAGCTATGCGACGAGCTCCCCGGCGCCGCCACCGAGATCATGGAAGCCTACCGGCTCGCCATCGTCGAAGGCCGCCTGGGAAACTGACCGCCGCCGCGTCGGCCCTGTACGCCCGCGACACCCGCGCCGACGCGGCAAACCCCTTCCTCCGCGGCGTCATCGCCGCAACCGACCACGCCGTCGAAGTCTGGCCGGAGAACTGGCCGGCAGTCACCCTCTTCGCGCAACTCGGCACCCAGTGGCACGCCACCATGGGCGGCTGCACCGGGCTGCGCTATGAAGCCCTGTACCCGCTGCTGGACCGCCAGTGCAGCGACCTGCACGACTGGCAGCAGACCTTTGCCGACGTGCGCGTGCTCGAAAGTGCCGCCCTGGCCGCGATGCGAGACAAAGACTGAGGAACCCCCATGAGCGATCTGAAGATTCAAGGCGTCGTCGAGATGTCGAGCGAAGGCGCCGAGCGCGCCTTTGCTCGCGTCGGTCAGACCGCAGAACAAATGGCGCAGAAGGTCGCGCAAACCGCCAGCCAGGCCGGGCAGGCCGTCGACCAGATCGGCACGGGCGCCACCGACTCAGCCGACAGCTTCACCCGCGCCGAAGGCAAGATCGTCGCCTCGATCAAGCGCGCCACCACGCAGCTCCAGATGCTCGGCAAGACCGCCTCCGAGCGCATCGAACTCAACATCGACACCAAAGGGCTCGATCGCGGGAAATTCGAGCCGCTGCTCGCCGGCCTGCGCGAGCTCGAGGCCGCCCAAGTCCGCGCCGCCCGCACCGGCAGCCACTTCTCCGGCGGCCTGCAGAACACCGCCTACCAGATGCAAGACTTCATCGTGCAGGTGAATGGCGGTACTGCCGCAATGACCGCGCTGAGCATGCAACTGCCCCAGCTCCTGGCCGGCTTCGGCGCCTTTGGTGCTGCCGCAGGCGTGGTGGCGGCGCTACTCCCATCCCTTGCGGCGCTGCTCTCGGACACCGGCACAGAAGCCAAGACCCTCGAAGACGCGTTGTCCGGCATGGACGGCGCCGTCTCCCAGGTCGGCCGCACCGCCCGGTCTTTCGACATGGAGGCGCTCTTCGAGCAGTTCAACAAATCCAGCGGCGCCGCCCGCACTGCCACCATCGAGCAGATCAAGTTCCAGCAGGCACTGATCGAGACGCAGCGCCTCGCGGCCCGCAAGGCCCTTGGCGAATCCGTGAAAGACGTCGGCATCGGTGGATTCTTCGACCACCGCAAGACGACGACCGATGTGATCGCAGAAGACCTTGGCGTCACGCTCGCCGTCGCCCGCGAGCTGCAGCCGCTCATGAAGTCGCTGCGCGAGGGCAGTGCCGACGTAGGCGCCGTATTCGGCCAAGTCGGCACAAAACTGCTCACCGGCAACGAAGCGGCCCAGGCCTTGGCGAAGTCCCTGCGCGACCTCGTCAACGGCGAAGCCGACGCCGCCGCGGCCTCCGCCGCGCTTTCCGACGCCCTTGCCCGCATGGCAAAGGGCCACGTCAACACGAAGAAAGAGGCCGAAGAAGCCGCCGAAGCCAACAAGCGCTACGCCGACGAAGCCGAGCGCGCCCGTGCGCAGGCCGAAAAGGTCATGACGGCCTGGCGCGACAGCCTAGGCAAAAGCGCCACCGCCGATCTGGCCGGCCTGGCCCGCACCACCGCGGGCCTGCGCGAGCAACTCGACACCCTCGGGCTCGGCGCCCGCCAGCTCGCCGCCTACAGCGCCGAAAAGCTCGACGCCGCCGCCGCCGCCGAAGTGCACGCCGCCGCCGAGCTCGACGCCGCCGCCGCACTGCTCGACCTGCGCAACCTGCTGCCCGACATCGCCCGCAGTTACCGCGACCTGGCCACCGCCCGCCGCACTGCCGCCGACGAACTCTCGCAGCAAGCCCAGCTCACCCGCGCCGCGGCCGAGAAGAAAGCCAACATCGAGGCACGCGCCGCCGCCGAAGACAATGCCCGCCGCGCCGCGCACGAGTGGCAGCGCACCGCCGCGGCCATCGAAGACGCCCTGATCGACGCCCTCATGAGAGGCGGCCAATCGGGCGCCGAATACATCGAAGGCTTGTTCCGCACCATGGTCCTGCGCCCCGTCATTCAGGCCATCGTGCAGCCGATCGCAGGCGGCATTACCGGGGCCATGGGCTTCGGCGGGGCAGGGCAGGGCAGCACCCTCGGCAATACCCTCGGCGCGGCCAGTAACCTGCACACGCTGTACGGCGCGGTTACCGGGGGAACCGCCGCGTCGCTGGGCGGGCTCGCCGCCTCGGCAGGCAGCCTGTTCGGCTCGTCGGCACTGTCCGCCTTCGGCGCCGGCCTCAAGGGCAGCACGCTTGCCGCCGGGCTTGCCGGCCCCACCACCGCAGGCGCCGGCGGGGCCCTCGGCCTGGGCGCATCGCTCGGCGCCGCGCTGCCGTGGATCGCCGGCGGTCTCGCCGTCGCATCCCTGTTCGGCCTGGGCAACAAGAAGCCGTCGGACAAGACCAGCTGGGCATCCTATGACCCGACCACCGCGCAGACGTTCGGTGTAGGGTCGATGACCGGCAAGAAGGACCCCGGACAACAACAGCGTGACGCCACCGCCGCGTTGGCGGCCCTCGTCGGCGGGTTTGCGGGGCTTTCCGGCGTCGCCAGCAGCATCACCGCGATGACCGGCGCCCGCGACGGCATGCGCCTCAGAATCGACCGCGCCGAAGGAACGCTCGGCTTCCGCACGCCTGGCGCAGGCGTTGCCAACGGCGGCAATGCCCTCAACTACGGCGCTGGCGAAGACGCGGTCAAGCGCATGCTCGACGACCTGATCGACGAAGGCACATTGCCGCCCGCCACCGTCGCGGCGTGGCGCAGCGCCAAGACCGACATGCGCGGCACAGCCCGCGACGCCGCCGAGCTGGTCAGCACGCTCAACCTGTTGGTCGCCGGCTACGACACCGCCACCATCGAGCGCGCCAACCTGTTGCAACGCGAAGGCGAAGCCTTGGAAGCCGCCTTCGCGCGCATGCAGCAGGTCGAGTCCGCCCTCGCCGCCACCGCGCTGCCCGGTCATGCCCTGGCAGAATCTGCAGCATCGCTGGTGCGCCAGTTGAATGCCCTGGCGCTGGGTGCAATCCCCACCACCGCTGCGGCCCTGGGCAAGCTGATCCAGAGCCTGGACGTGACCACCTCGGGCGGCCAGCAAGCCTATCAGTCGCTCATGGCGCTCGCCCCAGCCTTCGCCGAGCTGCAAGCGGCGCAGCGCGCCCTGTACGATCAGCTCTACACCGACGAGCAGCGTGCAGCCCGTCGCGGCCGCGAACTGAGCGACGCATTCGCCCAACTCGGCGTCGTCATGCCGGACACCCGCGACCAGATGCGTGCACTCATCGACGCGCAAGACGCCGCCACCGAGTCCGGAGCGCGCATGCGCGCGCAGCTCCTCGGTCTCGTGCCCGCGTTCGTCGAAGTCGCCGACGCTGCAGCGCGCGCCGCCGCCGACGCCGCCACCGCCGCGCTCGAAGCGGCGAAGGCCGCAGCCTCGGCCCTGAACGACGTGCTGCAGCAGATCCAATCTGCGCGCGCCGACGTCGCCTCTAGTGCGCAGTCCATCGCCGGCGGGCCAAAGGTCATGACTGCCCAGCAAATCGCCGCTGCGATTGCCGCTTCTCAGGTCAGCCTGCCGAGCGCCGCCGCCGCGATTGCCGCGAATACCGCGCTCGGAGTGGCCCACAACAAGACCAACTCGGCCGCACTGGCCTACGATCGCGCCCAGGCCAGCGTTGGCGCCGCCACCTCCGCACGCGACACAGCCGCTGCGGGCCTCGCCGCCCGCCACGACGACCGCAGCGCGGCGATCGCCTACTACCAGTCGCAGGCCGCGCAGCTCTACCAGTTGCTCGCGCCCTACGGCGCTTACGCGAACGCAAAGTCCGGACCGACGCAATTCAGCAATGACGCCTATGCGTACAACCCGGCCACCAATCGGCTGGCCGGGTTTGCGCAGATCTCGCTCACCAACATGAAGCAGCTCGGCGGGCTCAACGAGCTGAAGAGCGGTCAGCTCTACAGAGACCTCGTCGGCTCGCTCAGCGGCGGCAACGCGACACTCAAAGCGCGCGACGCCGCGATCGCCTCGGCGCAGGCCACGCTCGATAGAGCGTCGGCGGCGCTGGCCAGCGCGACCGCAAATCATCACAGCGCCACGGGCGCACTCGAGGCAGCCAAGGCCGCCCAGGCGGCCGCTGAGCAGACCTTGCTCAAAGAACAGGACGCATATGGGCGTGCCCTGCGCGCCTATGCAGCCGACGCGAGCGTGGCGGTAGACCGGCTGTCTGCGCTGCGCGAAGAGACGGTGCGGTACTACGAGAGCCAGCGCGCACTTGCCGAAACGCTCGCAGCCAGCGCAACCCGGCTCCGGGACGCGGTCGCCGATGTCCGTCGGGCGCAGATGACACCGGACGAACTCTTGCGCGCGCAGCGCACCGAGTTCGACCGCCACTACAGCATGGCGCTGTCCACGCAGGGCGCTGTGCGCGCCGGCTACGCCGACAAGATGGCAGCCCTACTGCCGCCGCTCGTTGCATCGCTCGCCGACTCCGCGTCGAGTCGCAGCGCTTGGCTGAGCCTGACCGCCAAGATGACCGCACAAAGCACGGCGGTCGCGCAACTGCTCGAGAGCGAAGCCCCGGTGAACTACGAGTCCGCCTCACTGGCGCTGCTGAACGAGATCGACGGCAGCCTTGCAGCCATCCAGTCGGCAGCCCTGAGCGCCGAAAAGATCATCTCCGACGCGATCTACGAGACCGGAGACGCCACCCTCGACGGGCTCCGCGCCGTGATCGCCGCCATCCAGGGCGCCCCGGTGCCGGCGTTCGCCGCCGGCGGCGTCTTCACCAACACGGTGGTGTCGCGTCCGACTGCATTTCAAACGGGCTTGATGGGCGAGGCGGGGCCCGAGGCCATCATGCCGCTCACCAGCATTGGCGGCCGGCTCGGCGTGCATGCCCAAGTTCCAGGCATGGGGGCGTTGCTCGCCGAGCTGCGCACACTGCGCGCCGAGCTCGTGCAGCTCAGAGCGACCAGCGCCGCGACCGCCCGGCACACGCACGAGACCAGCCGCACCCTCACGATGGTCACCAATGGCGGCAATGCCATGCTCACCGAGGCCACCACGCCATGAAGATCATCGCTCCTGTGCGGATCACGCCGCCGCAGATGGTCTCCAGCTCGATTCCAGAGACCGATCATCCGGAGTGGTCTTCAGGCACCGCCTACACCGCCGGCGAGCGCGTCATCGTTGCGGCCGAACATAAGGTATACGAGGCCCAATCCGGCAATGTCGGCAAGGCCCCCGCAACCAACCCGGACGCATGGCTCGATCTCGGCGCGACCAATCGCTGGCGTGCGTTTGATGAGAAGGTCGGCAGCGTCACCTCGGCCCTCGGCCAGATCGCCTATACCTTGACGCCCGGCATCGTCAACGCGCTCGCGCTGCTCAACATCGGCAACGCCAGCACTGTCCGCGTCCGCATGATCGACGCCGCGGAGGGGGTCGTCTACGACCGGGCATGGTCGCTCTACGACCCCGCGAACGTAATCGACTGGTGGACGTATTTCTTCGAGCCAATCCGCTTGAAGACCATCTCGATCGCGCTCGATCTCCCCACCTATCGCGCCGCCCAACTCGAAGTCACGCTGCAGGGCGGGCCTGCCGAGACCGTATCACTCGGGGCTTGCATCGTCGGCCGCCTGCACGAGTACGTCGCGCTGGGTGGCACGCACATGGGCGCCTCGATCGGCATCCAGGATTACAGCCGCAAAGAGCGGGACGCCTGGGGAAACGTCGCCATTGTCGAGCGGGCGTTCTCCAAGCGCGCGCGCTGGTCGCTCATGCTCGATGCGGGTGACGTCGACGTGCTGCAGGAGCGGCTCGCTGCGCTGCGCGCAACGCCGGCCGTCTATATCGGATCCGAGCGCTACGCCAGCACGGTGCTCTACGGATTCTTCCGGGATTTCGACGTCGTCATCGCCTATCCCGACTATTCCGAATGCGTCATTGAAATCGAGGGCCTCGTCTAATGCCAATCTCCGCACTCCCCACACCGCCCAGCCGCGCCGCATCTCCCAGCGCATTTGCCGACCAGGCCGATGCGTTGCTTGCTGCGCTACCCACCTTTGTCACCGAAGCCAATGCACTGCAGGTCGACGTGACTGCCAAGCAGGCCACCGTCTCGGCCGACTACAGCGCCGCGATGGCGAACGGGCTCGCAAATGCGGCGGCCAACGCCGCCGGGGCAGCACAGGCGAAGGCACAGGCCGAATACGCCCGCGACCAAGCCCTCGCCGGTCTCGGCGTCGCGGACAACTCCCAAGTGCTCGCCGAGCTCATCGGCGCTATCGCCTACGCCATCGACGTGGCCGGCAGTGTCGCAGCCGATGTGGCCGACCCGTTGGGGCGCAGCCGCGGCACGAGCCGGGAGGAGCTGACCGCGCTCGCGCTGGCGCACCTGCTCGACCTGGTCGGCGTCACCGCTCGAGCGATCAGCGGCGGCGACGTGATCCTGCGCGCCGGCAGCGCTGCAGAGCCCGCGCTGTCGCCCGCCGGCAATCGCAACACCGGCGTGCTGTTCCCCGCAGCCGACACCGTGGCGCTCGCTACGGCCGGCATCGAGCGCATGCGTGTCGACGCTTCGGGGCGCCTCGGCCTCGGCACGACTGCGCCTTCCGGCTTGCTCGACGTCAACGACAACAAGATCCGTGTGCGTACGGCCAGGACGCCGGCCAGCGCGACCGCCTCTGGCAACGCGGGCGAGGTGTGCTGGGACACCAGCTACCTCTATGTCTGCACCGCAACGAATACGTGGCGCCGCGTGGCGCTCGCGTCCTGGTAATCCCACCCCTCGAGGACCCGTCATGCCTGACTACAACGAATCCCAGATCTCCGGCCACGCGTGGCAGCGTTGCCACCAGATCGTCATTGAGAATCGCCGCAACACCGCTCCCAGCGTGCGCTTCGACGAAGAGCGCATCGTCGCGCTCGATGGTGGCCGTGAGATTTCCACCCCGGCTGGCAGCGTTGTCGCCGCGTTCGACCCGGATCGTCCGATCCCGCTGCGCGACCCGATGACCGGCGAGCTCACCGGGGCAATGGCCACGCACCGCGACGCCTACACGCTGCTGTATTCGGCGTACCTCGACGCAGCGCTCGCCCGCGACGTCGCGATGGCCGAAGCCGCCACGCAAGGAGACTGACCATGCCGCTGACCATCTCTGTCCCCGATACGCTGCGCCGGGCGGTCGAATCCGCCAGCGGCGGTCGGAATACCGTGCTCTACACCGCCAAAGGTCAGCCGTGCCACATGGTCGTGGTCCCGAAATTTACGCTCGAATCGATCGATCCGGGCTTGGGCTCCGGCACGCATCCAGCGTTCATCGTCGGCGGGGTCGAGCGCGCGCAGCTCTTCATCGGCCAGCATATCGGCGTGGCTCGCAATGCGGAAATGCTGAGTCTGCCCGGCGTTGATCCGATCAATAGCATCGCCTTCGACGCGGCTGTATCGCTCGTGCGCGCAAATGGCCTCGGCTGGCACCTCATGACCAACGTGGAGTACGCCGCACTCGCGCTCTGGTGTTGGCGGAATGGGTATCAGCCCCGGGGCAACACCGCCTATGGCCGCAGCAGCGACCTCAGCACGGAAGTGGGCGTGCGTCAGGATGGCGTAGAGCCCGGAACCGCCAGCGGCAATGCCCGCACACTCACCGGCTCCGGCCCGGCGAGCTGGCGCCACGACAACACGCCGTTCGGTATCGCGGATCTCAACGGCAACGTCTGGGAGTGGTCGCCCGGCATGCGAGTGGTCGCCGGCGAAATTCACGTCATCGAGAACAACGATGCCGCGGCCGCCGTAGCAGATCTGAGCGCAACGTCTGCCGCATGGAAAGCCATCGATGGCGCCACGGGCGGGCTGATCACGCCCACCTTCACCGGCTCCATTGCCGGCGGTGACTACGCGCCCACCACGCCCAATTCGGTGCGCTACGCCCTCAGCGGCACCGCCAACTACACCCTGGTGCGCGCATCCGGCTCGAGCTTCGAAGGCATGACCAATCCGGGCGCCACGCCGGTGGGTGCGACTGCACTGCAAGTGCTGCGGCGTCACGGCTTGTTCCCGGTCGCCAGTACCGGCCTGGGTGGCGACGGCTTCTGGATCGACGTGACCGGCGAGCGGCTCCCGATCCGTGGTGGCAGCTGGAACATCGCGGCGTCGAGCGGCGTGTTTGCGCTCTACCTCAACTTCGTGCGCTCCAGCGTCAGCTCGAGCGTCGGCGCTCGCCCCGCTTTTGTGCTCTGAAATCTGAATCCTGATACCTGATGGGGCGGGCGATAGCCCGCCCCCTTCATCCGGCCCATGTCCCGCGCACTTTCCGTCGACCGACCCGTCCGCACCGATGACTTACTCATTCGCCAGAAGGTGGAGGCGATGATCGAGTACGGGCACATTGCCGTGCGCCAGTTTCCCAAGATCGAGCGCCACGTCCTGGGCGCGGAGATCCGGCACACGATGTGGGCGTTGTTGCGGCTCGTCGTGGTGTGCAACAAGCGCTATCACAAGAAGACGACGCTGCAAGAGCTGGACGCAGAGCTTGACCTGCTGCGCTGCCAGGTGCGCACGGCCAAGGCGCTGGGGTATCTGGACTTCAAAAAATACGAGTGCTGGGCAATGCTCAACGACGAGATCGGCCGCATGTTGGGCGGCTGGATCAAGTCCATGAGTGAGCCCTCTGAAAGGGCCGCGCGTTGAAACGGCTCCCGATCCGTGGTGGCAACTGGAACAACGCGGCGACGAGCGGCGTGTTTGCGCTCAACCTCAACAACGTGCGCTCCAACGTCAACACGAGCGTCGGCGCTCGCCCCGCTTCTGGGGATCGTCCGAAGCGGCACGCCTACCGGGCCTGCCGACAGTACACCCTCAAAAGGACGCGCAGTCCTCGGCCAGGGCGCCCGCCCGAAGCCGAAACATTCAACAGGCAGGCCGTTCCAGTAGCGCGCCATCGCGCGGCCGTTCGGCCCTGCCGCCCAACGCCCATGGCTAAGACCTACAACAACCTGTTCCCGCAGATCTACGCCTTCGAGAACCTGCACGCTGCCTACTTGCGTGCGCGCAAAGGCAAGCGCGACCGGCACGAAGTGCGCCGTTTCGAGCAGGATCTGGAAGGCAATCTCATCCAGCTGCAGAACGAGCTCATCTGGGGCGAATACCGCACTGGGCAGTATCGGCGCTTCATGGTCGAAGAGCCCAAGCACCGCGAGGTAGCGGCACTGCCGTTCCGGGATCGCGTCGTGCAGCACGCCCTGGTCGGCGTCATCGAGCCGCTTTGGGAGGCCTGCTTCATTGCCGACAGCTACGCCTGTCGCCCGGGCCGCGGAACGCACCGCGGCGCCGATCGTGCCCAAGCCATGCTACGCAAGGTCAAACGCAAGCATGGCCAACTCTATGCCCTGAAGGCTGATATCGCGAAGTATTTCGCCAGCATTGATCACGGCATTCTCCGGCGACTTCTACGCCGGAGAATTTCTTGCACCTCCACTCTCGCGCTGTGCGATGAAATCATCGCATCGACTGCCGATCAAGACGATCTGGCCCCGCGTGGGCTGCCGATTGGCAATCTGACTTCGCAGCTATGGGCGAACGTCTATCTGGATGATCTCGACCGATTCGTAAAGCACGATTTAAATCTGCGCAATTACATTCGGTACATGGACGACTTCGTGGTAGTCCATCACGACAAGGCCGCCTTACACGGCACTCGAAGGCAGATCGAGGAGTTCCTATGGGATCGACTGCGACTGCAGACCAACTCCAAGACGCAGGTATTCCCAGTGTCAGCGGGCCGCGGCCGCGGGTTGGACTTTCTTGGGTACCACATGTGGCCAACACACCGCCGCTTACGCCGCGCGAGCATCCGCCGAATCGCGCGAACGCTCAAGAAAGCGCAGCGGCGCTACGCCGCCGGCGAAGTCGAACTTGCGCACGTGCGTCAGTCTGTTACGTCATGGGTAGCACATGCAGGGAAAGCGGATGCCCACGGGCTGATCACGCGGCTGCTGATGAGTTTTGTCTTTCGCAGAGATCCGGCAACTTCGCAACCCCATCACACAGAGGATCGGCATGCATAACGAAATCGAGACGGTCTCTCGCTTCCTGAGCGGGCTCCCCGAGCCGATCCGCGCAGCGCTGCTCGCGGCACTGGTTGCCCTCCTGCGGATCCTGCACGACGGAAAGGAGCCGCGGTGGGTGCGCCGCATCCTCGAAGCCGCGCTGTGCGGGGCGATCGCATTGGGCGTCGCGGGGCTCATCGAGGCGCTCGGTATGTCGAGCGGCTGGGCAACCTTCCTGGGCGCATCGGTCGGCCTATTCGGCGCCGATCAAGTGCGTGAATGGGGGCGCCGCCTGGCCGAGCAGCGGGTGCGGTGACAGCCCAACAGCAACCCCCTTTCGCCCGCGAGATCCCCTCGCGGAGCCTCAATCGGAGTGATGTGATGATCGAAACCCTCCTCGGTGGTGGCGTGCTCGGTTCGCTGCTCGGCGGCGCCTTCCGGCTCGCCCCCGAACTGCTCAAGTGGCTCGACCGCAAGAACGAGCGCGCCCACGAGCTCGCCATGTTCGACCGCCAATGCCAGCTCGAGCAGGCGCGTGGCCGAGTCAAGCTCGACGAGATCGGCGCGCAGCGCGACCTCGCCATCGACAGCGGCATCATCACCGCCATCCAGGCTACCATCCAGCAACAGACCGACATGGTGCGGGCCGCCGGCGGCTGGGTCGCATCGCTGTCGGCCAGCGTGCGCCCGGTCATGACCTACTACCTGCTCGTGCTCTACGGCGCCGTCAAGGCCGCATCCATCGGCCTCGCTTTGGACGGCGGCACCGGCATCGCCGACGCCCTCGCGCGGCACTGGACCGCCGACGACATGACGCTCCTGTGCGGCGTGGTGAACTACTGGATCATGGACCGCACACTCGCCAAGCGAGGCCTCGCGTGAACCTCGCCCTGGCCGAAGAGCTCTGCCGGCGCTTCGAAGGTTTCCGCGCGCGCCCCTACCTCTGCCCGGCCGGCGTCCCCACCATCGGCTATGGCTCCACGCACTACGCCGACGGCCGCCGCGTGCAGCTCACTGACCCGCTGATCACCGAGCCTGCCGCCCGCGCGCTGCTCGCGGCCGAGCTGCTCAGCACCTATGCCCCCGGTGTGCTCCGCCAGTGCCCCGGCCTGCTTCCGCTCGCCCTCCTCGACGCCGACTGGCGACGGCTCAACGCCATCGTCGACTTCACCTACAACCTCGGCGTCGGTCGATTGCAGACATCTACACTCCGGCGCCGGATCAACGCCGGCGACTGGGACGGTGCTGCGGCGGAACTGGGAAAGTGGGTGTGGGGCGGTGGCCGCAAGCTGCCCGGCCTCGTGACCCGGCGTGCGGTCGAGGCGGCGCTGCTGAGGTAGCAGGCACTCAATCCGGCCGCTCGGTCGCTTCATCTCCTGAGCTTCCTGGCCGCGCCGCCGCCGGGTCACGAGGCCGGGCGCCGTGGTAGATCAGCGCAAGCCAGGAAACCTCAGTACCGGCAAGCAGCGTTCGGATCGTGCCCCCGCAACCAACGCTATTTGCAAAGCCCCGGCCAGTCCGGGGCTTTGCATTTCTGCCGTCAGCGCGCCGTCTTCAGGCACCAGCCTCACATCCCCGATAATCTGCCGCAGGGCCTCGCGCGCAGTTGCCACGTCCTCGACCGCCTCGAGGCTCGCCACCAGGTCGCGATAGATCTCGCGCGCCCGCGGCAGGATCTGCGCCGGCTCCCATCGCTCGATCGCTTGCAGTGTCTCGCGCGCAGCCTGCGCTCGCTGCTCGGCCTCTTCGAGGGCCTGCTTCGTGGTCGTGGTGATGATCCCGGCGCGGATCGCCGCCATCAAATTGTCGAGCTCCTTCTGCGCCTGGGCGAGCTGCCGCCGTGCGTGCGCTGGATCCGGGCGCTCGGCCTTCAGCAACGCCCGCGCCTCGGCCTCGAACGCCTTGTAGGCGTCGTCGCTCAGCAGCTCGGCCTTCACCCCGGCCAGCAGCACCTGCTCGATCGTCGTGCGCTTGACCTTGAGCGCGTTGCCACAGACGGATGGCCCGCGGTCCTTGTGCGCGGCGCAGCCGTATTGCGTGCGGCTGATGATGATGTACGCGCCGCCGCACTCCCCGCACCGGAGCAGCCCCGAGAACAGATACTTCGGCCCGCTGCCGCCCGGACCTTTGCCGGCGGTGCGCTTGGCCGCGGTGTCGCGCTTCTGCGAGCGGGCGCGCGTCTCGCACGCCTGCCATGTCGCCGGGTCGATGATTGCCAGCTCGGGCGACTCGACGATGACCCACTCGGAGCGCGGGCGCATCGTCCGCCGCCGTCGGCCGGTGGTCGGGTCTTTTACCCACGCGGTCCGGTTCCACACCTGGCGCCCGACATAGATCGGATTGCCGAGCATGCCCACGCCCTTGCTGTCGGGGTAGAGCGCGGAATGTGCCCATGTCCCGCCGCGGGGCGAGGGCACCCCCTGACGGTTGAGTTCGTCGGCGATCTGGCGGCAGGTGGCGCCGTCGCCGTAGCGCTCGAACACGTAGCGCACCCACTGGGCCTGCGCATCGTCGATCACGCGCTTGTAGCCCTGGCCGTCGTGCACGCTGCGGTAGCCGTAGGGCAGGCCGCCCGCGCTGTACCCGTCGAGCGCCTGGCCCATCAGTCCGCGGTGGGTCTTGGCGGCGAGCTCGTCGAGGTAGAGCTCGCCCATCAGCCCGCGCAGGCCGGCCTCGAGCTTGTACCCGCTGCGCGCGGTGTCCACGCCGTCGCTCACGCCGATCACGCGCACGCCCGCGTACTTCAAGCGGCGGATCGCCTGCGCGCTCTCGATGTGGTCTCGCGACAGGCGCGAGAGGTCGTCGACCAGAAGCACGTCGACCAGCCCGGTCTCGGCCGCGGCGAGCATGGCCTGATAGCCCGGCCGATCGTTGCGCGCCCCGCTGATGGCCTGGTCCTGATAGACGGCCGGCGTCGGCCAGCCCATGCGGGTGCAGTAGGCCTCGACGTTGCGGAGCTGGTCGCGGATGCTGGCGTCGCGCTGGGCGTCGGACGAGAAGCGGAGGTAGCAGGCGGGGCGCATGGTAGGGGGAGATTACTGCGCGCCGGGCGCGCTTTGAACGGGTCGATTTGAACGCTCGGGCTGCCCGCCTTGTCTGGCGGGCGTTTGCTGCTGCAAATGCCGGCGTACGGCTTGGCGGGCGAGCAGGCGGGCAAGGATGAGGTGGGCGGGGGTCATGCTCTGCCCTCGCGCTTCGGCTGCCACCAGGGGCAGCCTTCGTGCATCGGCTTCCCGCCGCTCGTGTGGTCGCAGTAGTCCCGGTGCTCGACTCGGCCCGAGCGCTCGTGCCGCACCAGGACGACGTGTGCGCACTGCCGGCACCCCAGGGGGGCTACGCGTTCTGTCGGCAGTGTCACGATGCGGCCTCCAGCATGTCCAGTGTCTTCGGACAGCGGTAGGCCGGCGGATCGCCGCGGGGGCTGTCACTTCCTCCGGCCGCAGCGCGGCCACACTCATCTGTCTTTCCCTTCGATTTTCTCGCCGCGTCAGCGGCCTGGCTCTTGGGTTTCGCCGGCTTCACGGCGCGCGCCGGCGCAGCCTGTTTCGCGCGGCTGGCCGGTTTGGCCTTCTGGGTTTGGGCGGGATCGTCGCCGGCCGGCGCAGCCTGTTCGGGGGTAGAAACACCTTCAGGCGCGAGTTCGAGCGCGATCGCCGGGATGTAGTGGCGGCGCACCCCGTTCTGGAACAGAACGTCATAGCCATCGCCGTTGGCGGTGCCCTGGATCGTTCCCGGGGTGTCATCGGGATCGATCGGGTTGCCGTTGTCCCAGCACGCACCGGGCCGGATCCTCACGCGCTGGCCAGCCTCGAACGTTGGCGCGGGGCACTCGCTCGCCGGAGCAGCCTGGGGAGGGGTAGGCGCTGATTTCTCCGCCCCAGCCTGGCCCGCCATCGATGCTCGAATCCTGTCGACGTTCAGCCCGGCCCGCACGGCGGCATCGACCAGCGGCGCCGGTGTGGCGATGTCGTCCGTGTACGTGGGCACGTCCAGGGTGCCCACCAGCGCCAGATCGAGCAGCAGCAGCATGAGCTGGGCCGCGTTGGCCTCGTCGATGATCTCCGTCAGCCGCCGGCAGCGGCGGTAGTCCTCGTCCTGATACTCGCTATCCCCGGGGCCGCGTGCAGGCGCGTCGGGCACGTACATGCGCGCGAGGATCTTGCTCGTCTCGCTCC